GCGGAAGTGGTTGATATGTTTGCGGAGAGAATAGACGAGGGCGAGTTTATTTTTCCGTGGCGTTTTGCCGCTGAAGATCATCAGAGCCGCCCTGTGTCCATCAACCCGAACATTATGTCCGGGTGACTTGAAGGCAACGTCGCTGTATACACTGCGGTGCCTGAGCAAGGCCGGCATCTACGATAGAGGGAGGGCCACAGGAGGGCCTGAGCAACATGGCAAACAATCTCAGGCCCGCATCATCTATCAATGACCTCCGCACCCAAGCCCACATGCAACTCTCTGCGCGCCTTGAGTCCATCGACCTCACGCCTTTGCTTATCAGGACGCTAGGCAGCAATCTCCCCGCATCCATCCTGCCCTACTTGATATGGGAACTCGACATGATGATTCCCAGCGTCCTGATGCAGGCCCTGGGCGTCACCTCACAAACCATCATTCAAAACGCTCTACCGCTGCACAAGATCATGGGCACGCCGGGGGCAATCGTTCAGGCTCTTAGCTTGTGCGGATTTAATGCGACATGCTACGAGGGACAAGCATCATGGGGTGGATCATCGTATCCCGCGAGCCAAGGGTGGGCAGTATTCCGCGTGGGAGTGAGCGGGTCGGGACAATCACCCATCGGAGTAATCGACGGAAGCAACCGCGTATTCAGTCTCCCCTCAATTCCAGTGGGAAGTTCTCTCCGCGTCTTCTACAACGGGCTCTTGCAACGCCCAGGAGTTGACTACACGTCATCCGGGACAGGACTCACGATGTCCTTTGCTCCCGCGCTGAATTCCTCGTTGTGTGTCCTGATGCGCAAGGCCACGGACGGGACGCCGCTCTACTTCGATGCCGTTGTACCCACCGTCTCGGGGTCGAATCTGGTACTGCCAGATGCTCCGATTTCCATCGAACTCTACCGCAACGGAATGTTTCAAAGCATAGGGGCGTCCCCAGCGCAACTCGGCTACATGGCCACGATCATCAACTTCTTCAAGCCAGCGCGCTGTCTGCTCGATTCGGTTTTCGTTCAGTCTGGCGATGACTACTACATTCTCGACGGGAACATCATTGTTCCCTCTGTGCCGATCGGCAGCACGTCATTCCTTGCGTGGGGAACCTACGCCGGAAGCGGAACTGAACCGAACTTTGCGGATTGGATTACCCCGACCGGAACGCTGAACGGGACCAACAAAGTCTTTACGTTGCCGCAAGCCCCGAATCCCGCCGCCAGTCTTCGGCTTTACCGCGGATGGCAAGTCCTGAAGCCGGGAGTTGACTTCACCTTGAGCGGTGCAACAATCACCTACACCATTGCCCCGCCGCCCACGTCCACGCATCTCGCCTTTTACCGCTACTAGGGTGAGGTACAATCGGCATTGACGGGTACAGAACCAGTCTGACTCGCCACAGGACCTTGATAAGAGGCTCAGTGGCGAGTCTTTCACTTTGGAGGGAACACTGATGGAAACGAAGATTGAACCGAACGAAACCGCAATTGTGACGCCTGTTATGCTGCCAGCCTGCCCGTATTGTGCAGACGATCCTGCCCGACTCTCAATCATGAACCAGATCTTTCCTGGCGGCATGATTGGCGCCATCATCTTCTGCGGGAATCCGGAGTGCAGGAAGATCATCTCGACGCAGATCGTTGGGCGCATTGAGCAACAGGCACCGAATCAGGACTCAAAACCTCAAGAGGCCGTAGTTTCTGGACCGCAGTTGGTTAAGTCTCCGGAGGCCCTGTGAAGCGAATCCTTACCCTCGCGTCTCTTTGGCTTTTCGCTGTCGCCGCGCTTGCCCAAGCTCCAATCGGCGTTTGCCTCAACAACGTCGCACAGACCATCTCGAACGGTGTCATCGCTCCGATACCATACGCCACGGTTGCGCTCTGCACACCAGGATCGACAGCATCCAACTGCATTGCGAACAAGGTCAGCATCTACACCTCGACGGCGCTCAGCACGGCGACTCCCACAAATCCATTTACGGCCGATGCGGGTGGCAACTACTTCTTCTGCGCGCACGTCGGGCACTACGGTCTACTTATCAACTCATCATATGGTCAGTATTTTGTTCCCGATGTGACCTTAGATGACGACTGGTCGAAGGGTGGAACAATGACCGGGGCACTCACAGACGCCGCCGGATTCGTCGGCCCGCTGACAGGCAATGTCACAGGCAATGTCACAGGCAACGTGAGTGGAAATGCTAGTACTGCTAGTGCGTCTGACCATTCGCCTACACAGTGCGGATCGGGACTCTACTCACAGGGCGATACGACGAGTTGGTCTGCAAACTGCGCTCAGGTGCTGTGGGGCCAGATCGGAAGCATCCCATCCTTCTACTATCAGACGGTGCAGGAGGCAGGATCAGCGCTTACTCAACAGCCGACCCTGAACTTCGATGGAACGGTAGTTGCCACAAACGGGACCGGCAAGACAAATGTCGGGCTGCCGTCAGTCGGCACATCCGGGACATATGCAAATCCCACCAGTGTTACGACCGACTCCCAAGGAAGAGTAACTGCGGTTGTTGCGAGGTCTTCTACGTTGGTTGATTATTACTGGACGGTAACTGGAGCGTGCACTACCGGAACGGGGCAACCCGTGCAATGCACGGCGACGGCGTATCTGCCAGGGGCGATGCCGGACAGCGCCTATCAGTTGTCCTGTGACGCGCATCCATCTAGCGCGGCGGTCAATGGTCATTGCACCGTAGATAACGAGAGTGCCTTTCCAGCAGCAAGCGGTGGCGCATTAAGCATTCGTGTTACCCAAACGATGCAAAACGGCACGGGCGGTAGCTCTTGGAATTTGAGTATGCACGCGCACCACAACTAAGTAGATTGCGCATACAAATGGGGGATAAAATGCCAGAGCGAGAAACAAACATCAGTCAGTTCGCAGGAGTGAATGCGCTAGCGAAGCGCATCGAGGAACTGACAAAGCAGCGAGACGCTCTTACCAAAGAGCGGCAGGACTCGCAGACAAGACTTCTGGAAGAGCACGGTGTGGCTCTGGCTAGCCTGGAAAAGTCAGTCGCACTCCTCGTTGATAGGACCAAAGACCTCGGCGAAATGTCCAAGCGCATCACTCGTCTTGAGTCGTGGAAGGTCTACCTGGCCGGCATCGCCTCGGCATTCACATTCATCGGGACGCTGATTGGTGGCGGACTGACTTTGATGTTCAGAAGGTGATTATGAACAGTTTCCCTAAAGCAGACGTTTTGGCGGCGTGCGCAAAGTATGGGCCGGTTCTGAAAGTCCCGACAGGACTCGACGGTGAGCGCGTCATGGCCGCACTGGCGTCGAACGAAAGCAGCATAGGCGTCAATTGCGGACCGCGCCATGAACCGGCTTATGACGTGGGCGGATCAGTATGGGCTTCGAGTCCTGATCAGCGCGCGCTCGTGGCGAAGTATGGCCGGGACGGGGCGTCCAGCTTCGGACCTTGGCAGACGATGCTTATCAACTGCCCCGGATTTACTCCTGCCGAGATCAAAACCATCCTTGACGATTGCGCGCGGTCATTTGTCGGCCACTTCAATTCATACGTGGCGCACTTCGAGCCCAAGAACTTGGTTGAGATCGGTCAAATATGGAATCTTGGACACAAGACAGCCAACGCGCCGGCAGGAGTCGTCCGCTACTCCTCTGATTTGCAGAAAGCCTACGATTCCGCCGTGAAGCAATCAACATCGGGTGTATCCTGATTCCATAATGATTCGGTTTATCAAAAATCTGTTCTGGAAGCGTATCTGCTCTCTTTGCGATGGTAAAGGTTGGATTGAGGTTGACCACCGAGGAGGGATTCAGAAGCATCTAAAATGCTGCGTTTGCGGCGGGAAGGGAACGCTATGAAGATTCCCGAGCCATTCTGGGCAGTTCTACTCGCAGTTCTGGGGGTGGTTGTTGCACTGGCCGTTCTTTTTCACCCGGATCCGGTCACAGTTGGGACCGCCGTCCTCGCAATCGCAAGCAATCTCGTCAGCGGTGCCCTTGGGGCCTTTGCCGGCCACGCAAGTGCAACCAGCAACTCCACAGGACCCAACGCCACAATCAATAACCCCGGCGCCACCTTTCCCGGTGACGCAAACAAGTAGCGCTAAGGAGGCGCAAGACACCATGAGCATTTTCAGCGGAATTGCCAATGCGGCCAAGAGCACTGCCGCGTGGATTGAAAAGACCTTTACCAAGATTCTGGAGACCGCCCCGAGCGTTCTTTCGGTCATCGATACCACCCTGAGCTACACCAGTGTCCTGATCGAGATCATCGTGGAGCGCGTGGCCGGTACGAGCGCCGAAGCGGAAACTGTCAAGGTCCTGGCAGAGGTTCGGTCGGATATTGTGGTTCTCCAGGCTGTCCTCTACGATACTGGCACATCGACCACGGTATCCAGTTTGCTCGACGCCATCATTGCCAACCTTAAGGCGCTTGAGACGGCTGGCCATATCAGCGACACTGCAACCGTCACGATCTTGACCAAGGTCCTGACCGAACTGGACGTGATTGCCAAGAAGCTAGAGAGCTTGACCACCACTACGGCGACAACGACCGCCACAGCCTAAAATATGAACACAACTATCAAAGTCGCAAGCGCCGTGGGAGCTATCACTCTCGCGGCGCTTTCTGTTTGGGGGATGAGCGGACTCACCCGGCACATCATCATTGCCGTAGACCGGTGGGGAGCCGCCGCGCCGACCGCTGGCAAGACAGATGCGGTGCTTGACCACCTAAACCGACCATGCAAAGGTTCGTCAGGACCCGACGCCTGTGGGACTCTGGCGCAAATCAACAAGACAGCCATTGATGCAGGAGATGCCATTGTGCGGACTCAACTGGTAGAGCGCGCCGCCCAGCCGCACATCATCTCCGCCATGGATGAGTTCGGCCAAACCGCCAAGCACCTGAGCAGCACGGCGGATTCTCTCTCAGGAACCGCGCGCGCCGCCACAGGGACGCTCGCCAGCGCGACGGGGGCCATAGACGAAGGGAAACGTACCATCGCATCCGCGCAGCCGCTCCTCGCGCAACTGACGGCGAACGGCGCATCCCTCCAGGCCACCACAGACACGCTGAACGACACGCTGAAGCGTAAGGCGGTGAGCGAGATGCTGGACAACTTGGCCGGGATCACCAGGCATGCCAACGCAATTACCGGCGATGCGCAGCGCATCAGCGACGATCTGACGCGCCGATATTTCGCGCCTTCGCCTTGGTACAAGAAAGTTGGGCCTTTCGTGGAGTTGGGTACCAAGGTGGGGAACAAAGCTCTTGGACTTTGGTAGGAGTCAAATTCAACAATAGAGGAGGATTGCAGAGTAGCCAGAGCATAAAGAGGTCAGTCTTTCGGGGCTGGCCTTTTTATTTGATAAATATCCTAAAGTGGAGCAAATTCTGATTTATAATGTGCTGATATGGACTTATCAACCAGACTATTGCTACTCAACCGCAGGACTCGGATTCAGCGTCCTGTCGAGAACCTGAACGCTTATCAAGAGGTCTACGCCTCACTTTCCAGCCTCCAAGATGAAGCAGTGATGTGCCCGCGGTCGATGAAAGAGCCGATGCGGGAGGCCATGGAGCGGGTGCGCACCGAGGTTGGCGACTTGGATGAGTTCGTGGCCCGCGAACTGGAGTACCCCTCGGTCAAGGAGATGCAGGGCTACTTCATGGGTCTTCAGGTCGATTCCATTGCTCTGGCCATATGGCAGATCAGAAAACAAAAGGCTTTAATAAACTCCGACCAGACCGGCGTCGGGAAGGGTCGTTGCGCGGCGTCTGTCTGCCGGTGGACCATTCTTCACGGTCTGTTGCCGATCTTCGTCACCTACTCGGATACCCTCTTCACCGACTTCCAGCGCGATCTTGACGACATCGGATTCGGGCTGAGCGTCTGGCCGCTGCTCTTCAATGCCGGGGCGTCGATAACCGAGCAGGCAACAGGACGCAAGATATTCGCCAACAAGAGCAGCATGAAGGGGATCCTGACCCGCATTGCTGAGACCGGCGAGCTTCCCCGCGCCCGCAATGCCGTATATCTGACCTACTCGCAAATCAACACGATCAACATCCAGCAGTTGGCCCTTGCGAAGTTGGCACCGAAAGCTGTCTTCATCTTGGATGAGTCCCACAACGCTGGCGGCGATGACTCGAACACGGGAGCATTCTTCCAAGAGGTTCTGCCCGCGGCGCACGGCGTGATGTTCCTGTCGGCAACGTGGGCGAAGCGGCCGGACAACATGACGCTCTACGCGACCAAGACAGACATCTCGATTGCCATTCCCGACAACCAGCGCGTCTCTGACGCCATCCGCGCCGGCGGTCCACCCCTACAGACCGTCGTGAGCCACCAACTCGCCCAGACCGGCCAACTCGTGCGCCGTGAGCGGTCCTTTGAGGGCATCAGCATCCTGAACTTCATTGACGACCGAAATCAGCTTTATCAAGAGCAGGTATGCGACGATGTGACGGAGGTCCTGCGGGCCATCTTCAAAGCGGATCAGGACTATCACCAGAACGACTTCGAGACGTTGCGCCTCCAGTACAAGAAGCGGCACATCAAGATCTATCACCACAAGTTCAGCGCCATCGTCCACAACATCGTGAAGCAATTTCTCCTGGCCCTGAAGTCGGACGCTGCGGCGGATTGCGCCATCGAAGCGCTCGGACGCAGGGAAAAGCCGATTGTGGCCCTTGAGAGCACCATGGGAGCGTTCCTCGACAGCTATGTGAGCGCTGAGAACATGAGCGAGGGTGAAGTGCTTGATAAACTCTCATGGTCCACCATACTCAGGCGCGCGCTCGACAGGACCCTCCACTACACCATCAAGACCTTAATGGGCAATGACCGCCAAGAGTTCCCGCGCCATCGGCTGTACGTCGAGACAGAAGCGAAGTACCGGGAGGCTGAGAGGCTGCTGGACGCCCTTGCGGTGACGTTGCCAGTGTCGCCTATCGACTGGATCAGGACTCGCATCACGCAAGCTGGCTTTACTGTGGCAGAGATCACCGGGCGCTCCTACCGAATCAACTATGCGGGTCCCGTCCCGGTCCTGTCTTCGGTCCCGTCCATCGAGCGCAAGGACCGCGTGCAGACCGGCAGCCTGTTTAATAATGGCGGCGTTGACTGCCTCATCTTGAACCAGGCTGGATCGACGGGAATCAGCCTCCACGCCTCAGAGAAATTCAAAGATCAGCACCAGCGGCACATGATCGTTGCCCAGCCGGCCGGCGACGTGAACGTGTTCATGCAGATCCTCGGACGTTCGAACAGGACCGGCCAGATGGTCCTGCCAAGGTACACGATGCTCTCCCTGGCCATCCCCGCAGAGATTCGCCCGGCCATCAGCCTCGCCAAGAAACTGAAGAGCCTGAACGCCAACACGTCGAGCAACACGCGGTCGGCAATGTCGATTGAGGCGCCAGACATGATGAACAAGTACGGCGACAAGATCGTGGCGGAATGGCTGCACGAGAATGAGCAGATTGCCCGTCTCATGGGCCTCACGATGGACAAGTCGGAAGAGGAAGGGGGTACTCCAGAGGAGGACCTGGCGCGCACGGCAACAGGACGCTCGGCATTGCTTCCCGTCAAAGAGCAGCGCGAGTTCATGGAGACGATCACCGAAAGCTACACGGACTACATCGCCTACATCGACGAAACCGGACAGAATGACCTTGAGCCCAAAACCTACGACTTCGATGCAGAGCAGAAGACCTCGCACGTCATATATGTTGGGTCTGATCCTTCATCGCCATTCGGGGAAGATGCCATCTTCGGAACCTACTCAATCAAGCGTCAAGGCAAGTCCTACACCCCGGAAGAGGTCGAGGAACTGATTGCACAGACTTATGGTCCTGATCTCATGGAGTTTGAGCCATGGCAGCGGGACACGTACCACGCACGAGCATTGAGCGCACACCTTGAGAGCTTGTTCAAGCCGTACATCGCATCCGTGGAAGCGCCGCACATCTTTGACTGGGCACAGAAAATACGGGAATGGTCGCGGACGATCTTGAACGACTTCCGAATGGGAACAGGACTCAGAATCGAGATCAACGGCGACACCTACAACGGCATCATCTACGACATTCGCGGCCGCAAGAAAGTGAGCGGAAACCCCTACGCTCCCAGCTCTCTGAAGTTCTACATTGCGGTCAACGGCCCATTGCGCGAGGTGCGCGTTCCGGGCTCACAGATCAAGAAGATCACGCTCTCTAACCTTGGGCGCAATGCGGATATTGCCGAACTGTTTCAGGACTATCTAAGCGACACTCGGCAACGCGCGAAGATCATCACCGGGAATCTGCTGGGAGCTTACGGACAGTTGAAGCCGGGGAGTAAGGGAAGAATCATCACATTCACAAAGCACGATGGCGGGACTGAGCAGGGGATTTTGATGCCGGCGCGGTTTGATTACGAGAAGGACGTTACTCCCCAGAAACTATGAGGGCCGTGAAAACTCTCCGTGATACTTCTTTGATGCGGTAGCGTAGGCATCATGAGCATCTTTCGCGTTTACAAATAGCCCTAAATAGATAAGATGGCCGCTGACTCTGATTTGGGCGGTCCATTTCCCGCGCCGCTTATGCCACGAAACTCCCTTATATCCCGATGAATTCTGCGCATACTTTGTACTATTGTGCTGATTCTCCGCGTGAGTGGCAATTCGCAGGTTTCCGTCTCGGTTGTCAAGAGTGTCAAGATTCCAATGATCACCTTGGCGCTTGTCTCCATGGACCAATCCGAGAATTTGCCTATGCATCAACACGCGCCCCTGTCTCCCGTCTTCGTAATAGATAGTTCGTGCGGCATAGAACTTTTTGGTGTGAGGTTCCCAGCGGGAAAACCAATTGAACACAGATAATTCTTGGTATATATGGGGGCTTACTTTTGCAAACTGACCTTGCGTGAGGGGAATCAAGCAGAATGGCTCGTTGTCAAGTGCGTCCCTATCTGCGTTTATTTCTTGCTGTTCGTTGCGAGAAATATGGTCAGACTCTTCTTCAAAGAAGTATTCTGAATTTGGGGATGTCATCTTGTGGCCCTCCATGGCCTTGAGATTCAAAGGGAGTTTGCCGCTCCCGATGTCCCCATTATAGAACACCCCGCAGAAGCTCGATTGAGTCCTGCGGGGTGTTGGTTCCTATGCGTCCTCTGCGGCTTCCCCGGTGACGTAGGAATACGGATCATCATTCAACTCTTCTTCTGACACCTCCTCTTGCTCTGCGAACAGTCCAGCATTGCTTGCCAGCGCCCAGTCAAGGTTGCGGCACGCCTGATTGTAGTATGACTTTTTGAGTTCACTCCCCAGGAACTTGCGTCCCATCTCCAGAGCAACAAACCCTTCAGAACCGATGCCAGCGAATGGACTCCAAACTACATCGCCGGGATTCGTCCATAGCTTGACAGCACGGCGAATGACTTCGAGCTGAAGTGGGCAGATGTGGCGCTCGTCGTTGTGTTCCCGAGCCGAACGATATTGCAGCGTGTCCGATGGGTTTATGTCCATCCATATCGGGCTGGCGTACTGCTGCCACAACTGGACAGGAAACTGCTCGGAAGTGTGCGCACACCGTTCGGGATTATCCCCCGGCTTCCGCATGGTAACCAGATAGTCAGGCACACCCTGGCGGCTCATCGTGGAGTCCTTGCGAATCTGCTTGTGGAGTAAGCCAAGCGCCTTCGTGCGCTGCATGGCGGTAACTGGGTCTTTCCAGATGCAGACCTCAGAATGATAGATGAACCCCACTTCCTCAAATGCGCGGATGATCTCTCCTCGGAAGTCCCGCAAGCCGATGTGACCATCGCGCACTTTAGATGTAGGCAGATTCATGCAGTGGATCGAAACCAAACGGCCCGGCATGAGTGCCCGGTACTGCTCGGCGATCAGGAACTTGTAGTGCTTCCAGAACTCGTCATGGTCTTTGCTGTTGCCTAAGTCCCGCTCCGAATTGGAGTATGTGTAGAGCGAAGCGAAAGGAGGCGAGTATACCGAGTAGTGGATGCTGTTGTCGGGGAGTTCCCGCGCAAGATCAACGCAGTCAGCAAGGTGCATCGTCCAGTTCTCGGAAGTCTTCACTTCGCGCTCATATGTCGATTCGCTGCGCACGGTGCCTACCAGATTCATGCGCGTCAAGTCTTGCATGTTTTCTTGCATCTCTTCTGCCATTTGCTCTGACTCCCTTTCTTTCCGCTTCAGGTTCTCAAGTACGTTTCCTTCGGTTGATGCTGCGATGATGTGAACATGGACAGTGTTCTGCTGGCCAAATCGCCAAGCCCTACGAATCGCTTGGAAAAATTGCTCCCAGGAGTCATTTACTCCCGCAAAGATCATGTGTGAGCAAATCTGATAGTTCACACCGAAACCGAGGATGGAACTCTTGGAAGTAAGCCGCCCAATCTCGCCTTGCGCAAATCGCAGCGATGTTTCTGCCTTGTATTCTGGCGTGTTAGATCCAGTTAACTCCACGCCTCCAATCGCTTTTACTACAGCTTCGCTCTCCCGGTTGAGATTCGTCCATATGAGCCAAGTCGCGCCCGGATCATCGTCCACGATGGCCTTGACCTCCGCCACCCGATCATCGACAGTGGACCGGCGCGCCGCCAGTCGTTCGCTCAGTGTCTCGGCTGGCATAGCGAATAACATCCCCTCGCTCGGCGTGTCTACGTCCACGATGTGTTCGTGGTAGACCAGTTCCGGCAGGATGAAAGGCCCGTCGTCGTATCCTACATCTGAAGGCTTGCGGATGTTGACGGCCCAGGAGCAAACCCACTTCCAGAACTCTGCCCGCGCATGGCCCTTGAGTCGCCACTTCTGCGTCTCTCCGCCGTCGTGCGTGAAGAACATGGAAAGCATCTCAGTGGCCGTCATGACTCCCAAGAACTCCGCATGGTTGCCAAGCTCCATGTGATCGTTAGGGGCCGGCGTAGCCGTAGCGGCAAGTCGGTATGGGGTATCTTTGAATGCGTCAATGAGAGCGGACCTAGTCGCCCCGTCGAAAGACTTCAGGATGCTGGATTCATCAAGCACTACTCCTGCGAAGTCGGAAGGCTCGAAGTTATCCATGCGTTCGTAGTTCGTGACGATGATGCGAGAATCGCCCATGGTTGACGAGTCCTTGCAATACTTCACTTCGATGCCGAACTTCGTGCCCTCTGTGACCATCTGGTAAGCCACAGCCAGAGGCGCGAGAATCAGGACCGGCATACCTGTATGCTCTGACACGACGCGTGCCCACTCTTCCTCAATGAGCGTTTTTCCCATGCCCGTTCCAAGAAATGCGGCTGCTCGGCCCAGTCGTAACGCCCAAGAGCACACGTCGCGCTGGTGGGGAAACATGGATGGATTCAGCGGAGGAATGGTAGTCAAACCGGAGACAATCGGCGTGAACCGCTTTGCCTCCAGAAACTCTTCATAGTTCATGATCTTTCCTTTCGATGTGTGGTGATTATAAAGCAAACGGTTGTCAGTTATCAAAGTTTATTTGGGTCCAGATATTCGACCGGAATGCCCTTGTCTTTCGCGATGGCGATCTCAGCTTGAACCCCTTCAGACTGCTCCCATCCGGGCATCATGGCGACGATAATCTTTTCCGACAGTCCGATAAATTCCTCGTCGAATTTCTTCCAGTAGTCCCACCCGCGCGGGAGTTCGCTACGTTCGGCAATTGGATGGGTGTGAGCGATAGGGCTGAAGACAATCAATCCTCGCGACATCAAGACTCCGGCAATGCGGCAAACCTCTCCGAAGCGGAGCGCTTCTACGGTCCTATCCATGTGGCTGTACGGGCTTGCAAGATAGATCATCGAACCTCCTGTATTTTCTTTCCTTGCTGGTGACTGGCTACGATGTGGCACCAATAGCAACCTCCAAGTAACGTATTGCCGTCCGCTTCCGTCCAACCGAATCGGCGCTTCCCGTGGAGGTGGACAAGGTGCCAGCGCTCAAAGATGCTTCCCTTGCTTGGCAGGACTCCGAAGATGTGCTTTGGATGCAGAGGATTTCCATCCTCTCCCCGTAACTCGCATTGTCCGCCGCATCGTTCATAAACCCGTTCGTGCTCAGTCTCTTTTTCCGCATTAGTCGGCTGCCCCTTGCGCACTCCTGGCCGCTTCTTGCGTACTGGCGTGTAGCGTTTCAGTGGAGTCCTGCGAGCAATCATGCTGCATCTTCTTTCCGACTCACTCCAAGCAGCAACCTTCGCGCTGAATCACTTCGGCATAGCGACAATTGCACGATGAATTCTCTTGAGAGCGTCTTCTTTTTCAGAGAAAGTCCATATCTCTCAGCGTAGGCGTTCATAACATCATCAGATGGACGTCCGCTTGTCGGTGGTTTCTTTTGGAGTAGGATCATTCATTCCCTCTTTCCGTTTCCACACGTTCATTTTCAGGTAGTTGGTTATTGCAGACAACTGCCGACGGATTACTCCCAAGTCAACATCAGGACGGTCACTCATAGTAACTCTCCGAGTCCTGTTCCGCATCGGCTTCAAAGCAAAGGTTCTGTACGTTAAAGTTTCCTTTCGTTGATCCTGTTGAGCCGCCAGTACGGAGCTTCGCAAGGTTGAGATCTACTGAGCGCGACATCCGCTTTGTTTCCCCATCGATTGCCCGATGGATGATGACTGCCGCAAAGGCATCCTCCCAAGAATTTCCTGATCCTTTTACGTCGTTTGGAACAGGCGCTTGCCCTTCAAACTCACGAGCTACCTTCTTTAACTGGCGTAGGACCACGATTGCGCTGTTGGTTTCTTTGATTGTGTCTCGGATAGCAGCCGATGTGAGGTTGTCGCGCTCGATAGGATCTTCTCCGTGTCCTGATCCTTTAACCATTCCGAAGTGGTCAAGATCAAAGAGAACTTCCTGGCCGTCCTTCGATTCGCGCTTGATCGCCCAGCATATTTGCTCACGGTCCATCTTTTGGTCGTAAATGCTGAGCAAGTGACTGCACTCGGCAAGCCTCTCCATTCCCTCATGGATAAGCGCATTCTGCTCTGGCGTCTGCATCCAAGCATTGTTGACTACGCGGTTCGGAACGTTGACGAAATACGGAACCAGGTCACGGAGGATAGACTCTTTCTTCTTTTCGAGCGAGAACAGGACACACTTGCGGCCCAACTTGAGGTTGTGAGCGATGCTCATGACGGCCCATGGCGTTTTTCCTACGTTCGGTCGAGCGCAAATGAGCGTGATGTTTGCTTGCCTGTATCCGCCTCCAGTCTTTGCATCGAACCATGCATTCCCTGATGGGATACACGGGCTCGTCTTCGTCTGATACTCGCGGTCAATGTCTGCCAAGGTGTCAACAATGAACGTGCTTGCCAGTGCACTACCTGACTGCATCGAAGGCTCGGCAATCTTCTCGATCTGCTTTATCATCCTGCCAGCGAGTTCAAGCGCTGGCATCTCCTGATCTTGCGCTCTTGACATTGCCTGAGAGGAAAAGACCATCAGGCGCCGCAGAATGCTCTTTTCCTTGATAATCTTGACATATTCTTCGATCACCGGCCGGCGCGGTAAACCCTCCGTGAGCGATGCGAGGTAGGACACGCCTCCCACGGCTTCCACTTCCTTGTAGCGATTCAGTTCGTTGGCCAGCGTCACAATGTCCACGGCCCGCTGCTCGTTCATCAACTCAGTCATGCGCAGGAAGATGCGGCGGTGCGAGTCGAGGAAGAAATCGTCTGCCGTCAGCTTCTCTGCGCATTCGGCGTGGGCGGCATTGTCGAGCAGGATCGCCCCGAGTATGGTCTTCTCGGCGTCGATGTTGGCAGGTAGCCCGTCTATCTGGAGATCTGCTTTCACTTACTACCTTTCGGTGTCTCGATTGAGAAGAATAAGGAGCGCAAGTGCTCCCGAGAGTGGGACGACCATGTTTCCAAGTCCGCGGAGTTGATCGGGGCGGGTGAAGTCCAACCCTCGGGCAATCCCATCAGCCACGCTACAAACTTCGTATTCAACCGCCGGCGCGAGGTCGGGGCGGTCTGCGATGATTTCTCGCCAAGCGTCTCGGTCTGCTGGTCCGGGAGGAAAGAGTGCTCGATCATGGCTGGTAGGGTGGGTCCTGATGGCCTGTTGAAATGGCTCATTGTCGCTGCCCCCCCCCGTTTCGCTTCGAAAGTCCCGCGCCGCTGGAGTCGGGAACTGCGAGAACCTCGCTTGCTGGTCCAATCCCATCTCGTCCTTGCGGTCGCTGCCCCTGCTCCTGAACGAGTCCACTGCTGGTGTCTGCCATAGTTCTGCTGCTCCTTCTAGATCGATTCCGCCCGTGTGCTTAGGAGTGGCCATCAAATTGCCCCCCCCCGATGGTGTGTTCGGCGTAGGCCATTGCTTCCGTGACAAGATCCCGGTGACGGCCGCCGCGTTCTTTGAGTCCTGATCCCCGCTTCTCTGCATCGTTTGCTCTTGGCGTTCCCCAGAACCCAACCGCATCGCCTCCTAGCGTTCTTCCATGCCCACTACCCTCGCTCGGAGCTACCTTCCCTTGTCTGTAACTGTGCCCACTTGTGGGCGTACTCCAATCACGAGTTGCCCCCCCCAGTGAATCCTGCACGCCGGGATGATTCCCGCAGCATTCCGAGTCCTCCGCTCGTGCGGTGGGCCAAGATGAAGACTCTTTCTCGCTTGTGTGGAGCGCCAACGTCGGACGCTCGTACAGATATCCACTCCGCATTGAACCCGCTTTCGGCAAGTTCTCGCAGTACGGAATGTCCTGCGGGAAAAGCGAGGACTGGAGGGACGTTTTCAAGAAAACACCATTCGCATCCAATCTCGCGAACGACTCGCATGGCAGAGTAGAAGAGTCCGCTTCGGGTTCCGCCTTCAAGGCCCGCTTGCTTTCCTGCGACAGACAAATCCGTGCAGGGGAAACCGAAAACTGCTCCAGCCACGCGGCCACGATAGAGTCCTGTTGGGAAGGTCCTAATGTCACTCCAGACAGGTGCCTTATCCAGGGAGACGTCTTCCATGCGCGCCGCCAAGATGCCAACCGCAGGAACTTCGATCTCCACATAGCCGCAGCAACGAGCCTCTGGAGCAACGAGTCGGACGGCAAGGTCGAGTCCGCCGATACCACTGAAGAAACTGAGATAGGTAGGTATATCCACATTCACTCTGGCCTCGTCCCATCCCGGTAGACCTTCGGAATCCCGCAAGCTGCCAAGAGTTGCGCCGGCGTGGGCATTCTCTTCAGCGTTTCATCTTGGCTCAGGACTCGATAAGCCGTGTCCATGTCCTGATCTGTCCGATGGCCGGCGCGCTCCTCGTAGAGCAAAAGCAGTTCCTCGTCGACCGTCACGCCAAAGATGCGCGCCAGTTTCGCCACAATGCCCCTCAGATGCCTTTGTGGGTGCCGGATGGACCGGATGGCCACCAGAAGCGTGCCGAAGTCAGGACACGCCGTTTCCCGGTCACGGCGCGGGCTCTCTGCGATCTTTTGGATGGTTGCAATCACATCCTCAAACGGTTCCGTCAATAGTCCTTCCGAAAAGGCCGTCAGTGTCGCTTGGCTGTACTCGCCGCCCCTCATCAATGCGAGAGTCCCGAGCGCCACTATGATCTGCTGCTTGGGAGACAGCGGCTCTGACTGCATCAACTGTCCGGTCTGCTTTCGTACCAGTCTGCTTTCCATTGCTTGCTCCGTTCGGTTTCTGCCACTCGGCAGGATCATCAAAGAATCTGTCTTGGTTGAACCATGTAGCGGGATGAGGGCGGAAGTCTTCGTATCCTGGCGGCTTTTGTCCTGCCGGCGACCGGGCGTACTCGGTTGCTTTCTTCCACAGGAACCGCCTGGCCGTCTCGGAATCCATGGCGACAAATTCATCGCATCCTCTGCGTAGCCGGTCTACTGCCTTGTGAATAGCCTTGATGGCGGCTGCGGGGGCAACGTGGCGAGGATAGGCAAGATAAATTGCTCGTTCCTGCTCAGAGGTAGTCATGCGATGCCTTTCCATTCAATCCAACGATCTCGCAGGTACGCCTTGGCCTCTGGGGTTGAAAGACGGTCAAAACATGCCGTTGTGAGTTCTGGAAATGCGTAGTCTCGCATCTCTTCCCAGAGCGATCCAGGTTCCATGGCGTTCATTTGCGGGTCAAGAAAAGCCATCTTGATCTCATCGCAAATAGCGCATGTCTTGTCAGAGAAGAAGTTACTATCGTATGTTCCGCACGATGCGAGATACTTTTCCCTTTTGTGAATTATTTGAAGGCATTCGCAGCATGTGTGTTCTTTGCGGGCCTTGCGCGTTTCTTTGTTGAAGAAATCGCACATTCCATCAGGTTCACTGCCGATGCAAACTCCACAATCAGGCATCCTGTCCCCTCCTTCAAGGGTTCGGGAGCGGCAGTGAAGGACTACCGCCCCCTAACCAGAGGAGCAACCCTCTGGGTGAGGTCCGTTGCTGGCGCGCGGGACTTATTAAAGGTAATTCGCGCCAGTTCGGGAGTCAATAAAAATCAGTTGAGAGTCTGTCAAGGTGACTGTCTTGATTCTTTTTAGTCCTGAACCAAGATCGCCGTTGAGTAGTCCACTTCCCACATCTGGACTGATTCGTTGGCCTCATTGAAGGCTTTCAGCGCCGCTTCGAGTTCTTCGATGCCGTTTAGATCCGAAGTGTCGGCATCGTCCCACATGTTGTCCAAAAGGTTGCAGGTTATATCCTCAAGGTCAACTTTTGGTAGGTGCGAATCCTGACATGCCCATACGTACTCCGGTTCCTGTCCTTCAAGAAACTGGTCAACGGCATCCCCTACTGAATCGTAATACTGATCGCCGCAGAAGACGTGCTCACCAGCGTAATCGGAAGCCTTGATCTTAGTTGCTTTCTCGAAGCGTTCGGCCTCCTTCGCCGCTTCTTTTTCGCGCCACTCCTTACCCTGGCACTCATTGCACTTGCTCTGGAAGTATCCCTGCTGAATCTTCTTTCCGCAAGCGCATAGACGCTCACCGTGGCACCAGTCGGCCTGATCCTCCGTCGCATGTACCCTGCGACAAACAGAGCACATGAAAACACCAGCACTGGTGCCATCGGGCTTGTATAAACGAACTGCGTTCGACATGTCTTTCCCTTCAATCCGTGTTGTGGTTCAGGCGGTAGGCTTCCAGTTGTTTGGGTCCTGATTTCCCCGCGGGTGGCGCCGTCTCAAATGGAATGTCCTGCTCGGCATCGGGGTCAAGTTCCGGATCTTCTTCGCCGTCCTCATCGGGACTCTCGTCCTCGGCTTCTTCATCCACGAACTCAGTTTCATCTGCCGTGGCGAATGCCAGTTTCGATTCTGAGTTTGAGTACACCGTTTCGATGTAGAAGTCCTTGTGCAAGTGGATCGCTGCCCATTCCATCATCTCTTTCGTGAATGGGACATAGATTGCCATGTGCAGGTTGACTTCCTTCTTCTCGCCTTCGCCCACTGTTGCCAGATACAGCTTCATGAGCTTGGCGCCGGTTGTCGATACCCAGTGGTCTTTGCTGGTGTCGGTGGAGAAGATGTCCAGCGTCATGCCCTCGATCTCGACATTGATCGCCGAACGCTCCGTCTTGCTGTCGTTCTTCGCCATGAGTCCGAACGGTTCGCCGATCTCATCGTTCATCCCGATGAGTGACTGGTTGAGCAGAGGGAGCCGCATGTCGAGCTTGATCGTTGAGACGCCAGCACGGTTGCAATGCTGAATCCACTGGACGAGGAAGCACTTGCGGCGGTGCCCCTCAAAGAACGTTGTCAGTTTCGTTGGTTGCACTTTTGCTGCCATGAATCACCTCTTTCTGGTTAAAACTCTGGGAGTTCGGCGAAGTAGATAGCCTCTTGCTTCGCGGGTTTCTTGATGCCCTTCGCATCCTTGCGAGGAAAATTACGAAGCATATTCCCGATGCCGCCGTTCCTCATCACGCCTTCCAATCGCTGCCGGAACGGAGCACCAGGGCCTTGCATGAACTTGACGATCTCGACGTACTCCTCGTGTTTGAAGTCGCCTTTGCTACCGTTGCACTTGCGGCAGATAACCTGCTTGTTACTGAGTTCAGGACCACCATGCCGCCGTAGTGGTGTCTTGTGGTCTAACTCCATACTTAGAATGTCAATCGGCGCGCCACAGTAGGGGCAAAGGATCACCCCAAGTTGGATTTGAGTCCATAGCCACTTACCTAATTGCGCCTGAGTGTAGGGCAGCACGTCGGCTGGAGCAATATCCAGCAGGACTCCCTTGGGAACGCCTTTCTGAAGAACCTTCCTCCAGCGCTCCCGGTCATGGTTGTAGAGTTGTGCTACGCGCTTCTGGTACTGAACCATGTCGATCATCAGCAAACCTCGATCAAAGGAACTTCAAAGAAGCCGAGTTGTCCCTTGTAGGGGATTGGACGCGGCAGAGCAACGGGCTTAGATAGCACAAAACCGTACTTTCCAAAGAACCACGGCGAAGGGCTTTCCGTGACGCAATCCACGATTTCAACGGTTCCCACGATGCAGCCGCCGAACGGCTTGAAGAGTTTCAGCATCTCATTGGAAGGCTCTTCGAGTCCGAGGATTTTCTGGATAGTAATCAAGTCGTGCATGATCTCGGCTTCATTGAACCACTTCCCCGCATGGATGGCGATACGTCCGCGTTGATTCGTGTACCAGTCGCGGTTCTCAATGTCCTTGCCGCCGTCCAAGATCGCCAACCACCACGGAGCGCGTACACTCAGAGCTTTCATGAAAG